GGACTAGAAAAGGCTACCTTCGGTGGTCAGACTGGTCTAACAAGTGGAGCCTTAGCACGAGATCGTGCTGGCGCTTACTAAATAAAAGCCTGCCACTAGAACGACTGGCCTAGTGGAGCGACAACAAGACCAGGAGTAGGAGCCATACCGTTTCCCCAAACGAATATGAGGCCTGCGCCAACAACTAATAGGGAGAAGGACCACTATGTCCAATTACGACTACGAGGATGATGACGACTTCGATACGAATGACTCATCAAACGATCTAGTAAAGCAACTACGCAAAGCGTCTAAGCAGAAGGACAAAGAACTACAAGAGCTTCGTGCTCAGTTCGATGGACTTAACAAGGCCCAACGCGAAAGAGCAATAAAGGATGCCCTCGCAAGTCGCGGGGTAAACAGCAAAATTGCTTCATTTATCCCACAGGATATAGACCCAACTGAAGAGTCTGTATCTAAATGGCTTGAAGACTATGCCGATGTTTTCGGTATTGAAACAGGCCAAACCCAGGCAACACCTAACGTAAATCCAAACGATGCTGCAGCATACAAGCGTATGACAAACTCCGCAGACTCCGGTGTATCACCAGAGCACAATGGAGACATTATGCAAAAACTTATGAACGCTAACAGCAAAGAAGAATTGGATGAAGTTATTAGGTTGTCTGGACTCTAATCCGATCCTAACGAAAGGCTAGACCACAATGGCTATCCCACAAGGTACCCCTACAGGTACTGGCAATATCACCGCACTCGTGCAAGCAGCATACGATCAGTATGTAAGAATGGCGCTTCGCTCTATTCCTGTTATGCGCTCACTTGCGGATGTAAAGCCAGTACAGCAGGCAATGCCAGGATCATCAGTTGTATTCTCAATCTACTCAGATTTGGCACAAGCTACTTCTACATTGAATGAATCAACAGATGTATCAAGCATTGCACTAGGTAACCCATCACAGGTTACAGTAACACTGAACGAATACGGTTCAGCAGTTACAACAACAAAGAAGTTAAACCTAACTTCATTCAACGACGTTGATTCAGCACTTGCTGACATCATCGCGTACAACGCAGCAGACTCTATTGACAATGTTGTAGGTCAGGTCCTGTCAGCAGGAACTAACGTGATCTACTCAAACGGTCCATCAGGAACTGCTCCAACATCATCAGCAACAGTTCTACCAGTAGACACAATGACAGTTGCGGATATCCGTAACGCTGTTGTATCACTACGCACAAACAAGGCATTGCCTCGTATGGGTGAACTATATGCTGCATACCTACACCCACGTCAGTCAGCCGATCTTCGTGCTGAAACTGGTACAGGTGGCTTCCAGGAGCTAACAAAGTACGTTGAGCGTACACCGTTCGTTGCTGGTGCAGTAGGCGTTATCGAAGGCGCTTTCATCGTTGAGACACCACGTGTCCTTAACGGTCTAAACCTTGCTGCAGGTATCACACCTACAGTTGCAATTACAAACGTTGCATTGACAACAAACGTTGCAACAATCACAACAGCAGTTGCTCACGGTCTTGGCGTAGGCCAGGTCGTAACAGTTGCTGCTACAACTGCAACAACACTTAACGGAACATTTACAATTGCATCTGTTCCATCAACAACAACATTTACCTATGCAAAGACAACAGCTAACGTTGCATCAGCAGCAGATACAGGTACTGTTACATTCACCAACAACTACCGTGCGATCATCGCAGGTCGTGAAGCATTGGCAGAAGCACAGGCTGCAGACATCTCAACCGTTATCGGTCCAGAGATTGACGCGCTACGTCGTTTCCGCACAATTGGTTGGTACTACTTCGGAGGCTTTGCACGTCTTCGTGAAGCGGCTCTATTCCGCATTGAGTCATCTGCAACAAACGGATAATTCAGATAGTGCAACGGCAGGGGGTGGGGAAACCCGCCTCCTGTCACTTATGAAAGGTTGGATATGGCATATACATTAACAACTCCCTACCAGTGGCAAACTTGGGGCGCAGGTATGGGTGAGTACTCACCTTATGCACGCCTTGCAGGTCGTCGCTTTAATGGTGGAAGTATTGATGGACCTATTCCAATTAGCCTTACCGATGTAGCACGTGGTCAGACTTTAATTGTTAATGGAACTAATGTTACTTTGACAATGACACCAAGCCAAGATGATCTAGCAGCAGCTAGTTACTACTTCCTTGGTGGACACGAGTACGAGATCAGCGATGGTCAAGCGCAGGTACTTATCAATGCTGGCTACGGCGATTATGTGACACCGATAGTATGAGTTTACATAGACGAACAACCCACCTTGAGTATGTTGAAGGATGCTTCGGCTGCAAGATAGGCGAACTAGAGTTGAGCGTAGGCGTGGCAAACCACAGAGGTATACCTACTGCTAAGCAACACGATAGGGAACTACAGTCCTATTACGATGCAACACGACAGGGTATAGAACCACGTTCAACAAAGAGTAAAGATATAGATGCAGCAGTTCAACTTTCCAATGAGGCCGGTAAAGCTTTCGATGGAATCTCAATGACATTTAAGGAGTAACAATGGAAAACTACGCAAAGATGGAATCAGACGAGTACATCACAAAGTACCCAACACCTGATAAGCAATACGAAGGTGCAATGAAGTACTGCACATATGAGTCAATCCAGACAGGTGCTATGGGAAAGGCGGCAAAGTAATGAAGAAAAAGCCAATGGCTATGAAGTGTCGCAAGTGTGGTAAGTCAGACAAAGCGTGTAAGTGCTAATGAAAAAAGGTAAAGCACACCCAGGATTTAAGGCAGTCCAAAAGAAGATTGCCGCAAAGCAAGGCGTTGGTATGGAACGTGCTGGCGCTATCCTTGCAGCAGGTGCTCGTAAAGCATCTAAGAAAGCTGTCAAGGCTAACCCAAACCTTAAGAAGGTTTCTGGCGTAAAGAAGAAGATGGGCTAATGAAGAAGGCAGCACAGAAGGCTAAAGTAGCCAAAGTAATGCGTGAGTTCAAAGCAGGTACTCTTAACTCTGGTTCTAGTAAAGGACCCATTGTAAAGAACAAGAAGCAAGCAGTTGCTATCGCTTTGTCTCAGGCAAAGATGACCAAGAAGAAAATGGGCAAGAAGAAGTAATGGCTAAATCTCCAGCGTGGCAAAGAGCAGAGGGCAAGAACCCAAAGGGTGGCCTCAACGCAAAGGGTCGTGCCTCTGCCAAAGCGCAGGGGATGAACCTCAAGCCTCCAGTCAAGAAGGCTGAGGCTGCTAAGTCTCCTAAGTCTGCAGGACGGCGCAAGTCTTTCTGTGGTCGTATGTGTGGGATGAAGGCAAAGAACACTTCTAGCAAGACGGCTAGAGATCCGAACTCAAGAATAAACAAGTCACTTCGTGCTTGGGATTGTAGTTGCAAATGAAAAAGAAAGTAGCTTTCTGGGATACAAAGAATCCTAATAAGAAGTCAAAGCCTCTAACGCCAGCGCAGAAGACTGCAGCTAAGGCTAGAGCAAAAGCAGCAGGACGACCATATCCGAATCTAGTAGATAACGCTGCAGCAAAGAAAACCAAGAAGAAGTAAAGGAGATATAGGTGGCACTAGGACAATACGGCACAACGTTATTAGATGAACTTAATCGTTTGGCTAATGGTGGCACCTATAGAGCACCAGGCGCGATGGTTGGCGAAGCCCTTGCTGCAAAGCAATGGGCAACCCAACGTTCAGTATCAACAAACTTAACAGACACGGTAGGAGTTCTTAATGCGATTGCGGGTAGGACTGGTAACAATCGTCTTGACTATAGCGGCGTATGTAACCTTATCGCTGGTACTTTTCAACTACCTGCAGCGCAAGCTCTCAGAGCGGTGTCATCTTGAGTGCTAAATATAACTTGGTCTGTGACCAAGCCACTACATTTAACTTTCAGTTCCAGATCCTAAACGACCAGACTCCTTGGAGTCTAGGTGGCTACAGCGGAACTATGACTATTAGACCATTTATTGGTGCTACTACTGTAACCGCAGTAGCATCTACGGCTAATGGTCGTATGGTTCTTGACCAAGGTAACGGACGTATTACAGTAACACTTAGTGCTGCAATTACTGCAGCTATTGCAGCCGGACGTTACTCATATGACCTAGTACTTGATTCAGGTTCAGAGATTACAAGAATCCTAGAAGGCAAATTTATTGTAACAGGGGCGGTAACAACGTGACCACTATAATTGTTATCGAAAACATTACCCCACAAGTAGGAGTAGAATTTTCGCAAGACCAAGGCCCACAAGGTACTCCAGGTGTTACTGGACCAACAGGACCTTCTGGTCCTGCGGGAGCAACAGGACCAAACGGTGCTACAGGTGCAACAGGTGCAACTGGTACTACTGGTCTGACAGGAGCAACAGGTGCTACAGGAAGTACTGGGCCGAATGGCCCAACGGGTGCCACGGGGCCTAACGGCCCAACGGGTAACACAGGACCTACAGGTGTTACGGGCGCAACGGGAGTCACAGGTCCAACAGGATCTACAGGCGCTACAGGAGTCACGGGAGCTACTGGACCTACGGGACCAGTTGGCGCAACTGGAACAACAGGAGTCACAGGTGCGACAGGACCTGCGGGAGCGACTGGCCCACAAGGTACCACAGGCGTAACAGGAGCCACAGGAGCAGTAGGACCGACTGGTGTAACGGGCGCTACAGGCCCCACAGGGGTTACAGGACCCACTGGAGTAGGCTACTCAGGAGTTACTTCTACCTCATCTATAACTATTGGTACAGGTCTAAAAACTTGGACCGTTGCTAGTGTTGGTGCATTTGTTCCAGGGATGCGTATTAGAGCAATCCATACAAATTCAACAACTGACTGGATGGAAGGTCCAGCAAATGTTGCATCTGGAACAACCATCATTATTACGGTTGACAAAACCTCTGGTTCTGGAACATACGCTGCTTGGACTTTTGCTGCTACTGGTGAAATTGGTGCTACTGGTTCAACTGGTGCTACAGGATCTACAGGTCCTGCAGGGGCTACAGGCCCAGTAGGTGCCACGGGACCACAAGGAGTTACAGGAAATGTTGGACCTACTGGTGTTACTGGTGCCACTGGCGTTACTGGGGCTACTGGTCCTGTTGGAGCGACTGGACCGATAGGGGCTACAGGCCCTGTCGGTGCAACTGGTACTGCTGGAGCAGTAGGAGCAACAGGCCCCGTTGGTGCGACTGGACCGATAGGTGCAACAGGACCGCAAGGAGTAACAGGTACAACTGGAGCAACTGGTCCAACAGGTGCAACTGGAGCGACAGGCCCAGGCGCAGATGCCATCCCCGTAGCCTTATTCTTAGGTGGTATGTAGAATCCTCGTATGAGATTCCACGTTATCAGCTTGCCCCATACACAGACAACTAAAGAGTATGTCAACTGCGCTTATACCGAAAAGGTTAGGCGCTTTTGTATGATGATGAAAGGGTTAGGCCATACGGTCTATCTCTATGCCAGTGAAGATAATGAAGCACCGGTAGATGAGTTAATTACTTGCATTACTAAAGAGCAACAGCAAGAAGCTCTGGCAGGTAAGCACTTTACAGAGGCAGCCTTTGATAATAATTTACCACACTGGCAGATCTTTAACGGCAATGCTATTGCAGAACTAGGCAAGCGCCTAGAGCAAAAAGATTTTATCTGTGTTATCGGTGGTGCTTCACAGAAGCCTATTGCAGATGCTTACCCCAACCACATAACTGTAGAGTTTGGTGTGGGTTACGGTGGAGTCTTTAGCAAGTACAAAGTCTTTGAATCATACGCTTGGATGCATAGCATCTATGCAATGTTCAAGAACCCAACAACAGTAGATGGCAACTTCTATGACACTGTTATTAACGGGTACTTAGAACCAGAGATGTTTCCGCTGCAAGAGAAGAAAGAAGATTACTACCTATACGTAGGACGTATGGTAGATCGTAAGGGACTAGTCATAGCACAGCACGTGTGTAAGGAACTAGGACTTAAGTTAATTATGGCAGGACCTGGTAAAGACCCAAAGATTGAGTATGGCGAATGGGTAGGACCAGTTGGTCCCGAAGAGCGTGCAAAGTTAATGGGTGGTGCTATCGCCTTGTTTGCACCAACGCTATACATAGAACCTTTTGGTAACGTTGTTATCGAAGCACAGACCTGTGGAACTCCAACGATTACCACAGACTGGGGAGCGTTTACAGAAACTAATCCTAATGGAGTTACTGGATATCGTTGCAGAAATGCAATGGAGTTTGCAGCAGCTACAGAGTGGGTTAAGGATTTAGACCCAGTAGCAATACATAAGAGAGCAGTGTCCTTGTATTCGCTAGATGCTATCGCACCACAGTACGAACAATATTTTGCAAGACTCCTTACGTTGTGGGGAGATGGCTGGTATGAGAGGAAATAATGCCAACACTAAACGACCTAGTAGATGAGGTCAAGGCTAACCTGCAAGGCTATGCCCTGCGCCAAGATCGCATCACTTACGTTGCAAACCCTACGGGTTTAACCACCACAAGCACACAGATTACTGTTGGCTCTGGAGGTAATCTTGCTAAAGGCATCATCGAAATTGATGATGAACTTATGTGGATTGATAATTTCGCACCAGCTAGCAATACGCTCAATGTTATCCCAGGCTTTGGTCGTGGATACCAGGGAACTACAGCATCACCACACGCACAGTATGCCCAAGTAACTCTATCTCCAACCTTCCCACGCAACAACATCAAGAAGGCTATTAACGATACGATCAACAGTTTTTATCCTAAGCTCTGGATTGCCTCTGCTTATACATTTACTTTTAACGCATCTCAGACTACATACCCATTGCCTGATGACTGCGAAGATATTTTGTTTATCTCTTGGCAGACCACAGGTTCTAGCCAGGAATGGCTACCAGTAAATCGCTGGCGCTTAGATGGTATGGCAAACGCTGCTACCTTTAACACACAGAATACAATTAACATCTATGAGAACGTACAACCTGGTCGTACTATTCAAGTATGGTACACAGCCACGCCAAATACTCTTGATGCCAACACAGATGATTTTGCTGACGTTACTGGTCTACCAGATTCTTGTAAGGATGTTGTCGTACTCGGAGCAGCCTACAAGTTATTGTCTTATCTTGATGCTGGACGAATCAATCTCTCTAGTGCTGAGGCCGATCTAAACGACAGCAAGTTGCCATCATCTGCAGGAGTTGCTGCATCTCGTTACATCTTTGCTCTATACCAGCAACGACTCAATGAAGAAGCATTAAAGTTAGCAGACAAGTACCCAATAAGAATCCACTATACCCGTTAAGGAAAACCAATGACCAGTCTCTATTCATCTACTAGCGTTGAAACAACACTACAAAGTGCAATTTCTACCAGTGGTGCGACATCTATGCTTGTTGCTAACGGTACAGGTACTGCTCTTATGGGTGGTATAACTCTTGCTCCAGGCAACACGGATATCTTCACCGTTGCTATTGATGTTGACACAATCAACGAAGAAATTGTATTTATTACTAATCAAAACTCGGACACGATGACCATTGTACGTGGTCGTGCTGGAACCTCTGCAGTAGCACACACCGCAGGTGCATCCGTCAAGCACGTACTCTCATCATATGATCTAACCAACTTTGAAAATGGGCTAACAGGCAGTTCCGGTGGAACTGTCAGTGGCTTGCTTTTAATGGGTGGATAAGAAACCAAAACACTACAGTAAAGGAAAAAATAAATGCCAACAAATTACAAGGTGTTAGGTCAATCTAACCCAGCGGCAACCACAGCAACAACGCTCTACACCGTACCAGCAGCAACACAAGCAATCGTATCTACACTGACAGTAACTAACCAGACAGCTACTGCTGGCACATACCGCATTGCGGTCCGTGTGGCAGGAGCAGCCTTGGCTGCTGCCCAGTACTTGGCCTATGACGTATCTCTACCTGGTAACGCTACAGACACCCTGACTCTAGGTGTGACTCTGGGAGCTACAGATGTGATCACAGTCTTTGCCTCAGCAGCAACATTCTCATTCAATGCTTTCGGAAGCGAGTTATCATAAATGACAGTTGGACGCATACCTTCGGTTGAAGGTGGTATTCAACCAACGCTATTGACAACCAAGGGCGATATTATTGTCGCTACTGGTAACGCCACCCTGGTTCGCCAGGGCGTGGGTGCTAATGGAACTGTCCTTACGGCTGACTCTGCCGAGGCAGATGGGGTTAAGTGGGCTGCAATACCTGCATCGTCACCAACATTCATTGGAGCACGGGCGTTTGCAAACAATGACCAGAATGTGGCTAACTCAACTCTCGTAATCGTAGGATTTAACGATGAAGTTTTTGACACAAATGGATTCCACGATAACTCAACAAACAACAGCCGTATGACTGTTCCTGCAGGACTTGCAGGAAAGTATCGTTTAGACGCAAATCTTTTTTATAGTGGAAATACCAACAGCAATCGCGTTGTTGAAGTATTAAAGAATGGCAACATTATTGCTTGGTATGCAAGCGGTGCAAGCACATCAAACGGTTTTACTCAATGGGCAAATCTTATTGTTGATGCAGCCGTTGGTGATTACTTCCAAATACGAACAAGTCAAAGCAGCGGTAGCACTTTAATTATTTATGGCAGTGTATCTTTATCACCAGGTCAAGGCGTTACATCTTTTAATTTCCAGTATCTAGGAGCATAGTATGATTCAATTTAATAAACCACAAAACCTAAACGGTGCAGAATTGCTAGATGAATTAAAGACTGCTGGAGTAACGGTTGAAGGATTGCCGTTAATTGACGAAGATGGTAACTTTTGGCTTGACATCACAGAAACAGATAAAGTTAAAGCAACACCAATTGTGGATGCACATAATGGAACAACCGTTGCGCCTGAACCAACTATTGCTGACAAGTTAGCATCAGTCGGTCTATCTATTGAAGAACTAAAAGCAGCACTAGGGGGCAACTAATGGCTACAGGTAGAGTTCCAACAACGGCTAACTCGCCGTTAACAGCAAAGGGTGATCTATTCGGTTACTCCACTACCCAAGCTAGGGTAGCCGTGGGCAACGATGGGGAAACTCTCGTAGCAGATAGTTCCACCTCAACAGGCTTGCGCTATACGGCTGGAACAGTTCAGGCTAATCCAGTTCTAAACTCAGCGTTTCAAATCTGGCAACGCGGTACATCAAACTCAGGTGCAACTGGCGGTGGTGCTTATGTTGCTGATAGATGGTCTGGTCTTTTAATTGGTGGAGTAACTCAAACAAATACTTATTCTCGTCAGGCAACAGGTGATACAACTAATTTGCCAAACATCCAATACTGCTTGCGTTCACAAAGAACATCTGGGCAAACGGGTACTTCAACAATGTACATTACTCAGTCTTTTGAAACAGTTAATTCAATTCCTTTTGCTGGCAAGACTGTAACGCTTTCTTTTTATGCTCGTGCAGGTGCAAATTATTCATCTGCATCTAACGCATTATCGGTTAATCTTGCAAGTGGTACAGGAACAGACCAAAACTTAAATGGTGGATTTACTGGCTATTCTTTGCCAATTAACTCAACTGCAACTTTAACAACAACTTGGCAACGATTTACTTTTACTGGTTCAGTTAATGCTGCTGCAACTCAATTAGGAATAGCAATATTTTATGTTCCAACTGGTACTGCTGGGGCTGCTGATTTCTACGAAATAACAGGTGTGCAGATTGACATTGGAAGCGTGGCACTTCCGTTCCGCACTTATGCTGGAACAATCCAAGGAGAATTAGCCGCTTGTCAGAGGTATTACTACACATTAGTAGCAGGTACTAACGGCACTTTTGGAACTGCTGGTTATTACAGTTCTAGTGATGTATTGGGTACTGTATTTTATCCAGTCCAAATGCGAACCGCGCCAACATTTTCAGCAGCAGCAGGGTCATTTTATGAAGTAGTTAGAAATGGCGCAGCAAACGCCTTGACGGGTTTGTCTGCTAATTACTTAGGACAGTTAAGCGCAAACATTTTTGCGGGTTCAGCGCAAGGCGCAAGCGGTACGGCTGGACACGCTGGGCAGTATAGAACTACAAGTGCAAGTGCCAACATAGCGTTTAGTGCGGAGTTGTAAAATGGAAAAGATAACTTACACAGTAATTGAGTTTATGGGTGATGAGATTATTACCTATGAAAAGAACGGAGTTGTTTATTCAATTCCTAAGGATGAGTCCAACTCAGACTATCAACGCTATCTAAACCCAGAAGCGGAACAATCCACACCGAACCTAGCTGATTAGTGCTAGGATCTGCCTATGGAACTAATACCCTTAGAGCAGATAGCCGAGCAGCTTCACAATAGATACCGGACAAGTGGGTACTCTGAGCAGCTGTTCAAGCAGGATATGCAGATCATTAGACGGCTGGGTGTTCACCCTGCTCTAGCAACTTACGAGGACCTAGAGCGGGTGATACTCCAGGCTACACGGCAGTCTACTAAGGCTACCTATGTAGCCCGTCTGAGGAGTATCTACAAGTCCTTGAACAAGATGAACCTTGTCAATGGTCACAACCCTGCTGAGCAACTGCCACAGGTCAAGCCAGGACGTGGTGTGCCTAAGCCTGTAACCAAGGGTGAGTATCAGAAGCTCTTGGCTGAAGCCAAGAACCCAACGCTACGCAACTGGTTTATCTTAGGTGGTACAGCAGGACTGCGTGCTATGGAAGTAGCCAATATCAAAGGCTCAGATCTAATAGAGCACGAGGACGGGTACTCTCTACGAGTACAGGGCAAAGGTGGGACAGACTTAATAGTTCCAGTATCGCCTATCGTCTCAGATATGGTTAGGTCATACGGAACTCTTGGCAGACTATGGCAGGTAACGCCTAATAAGTTATCAAGTAGAGCAGCCAATGAGATGCGTCGCATCCTTGGTGAAGACGCTAAGCATTTCCACAGCCTTCGACATTACTTTGCAACGACAATGCTTGAGAAGTCAGGCGGAGATCTGATTGCAGTTAAAGAACTTATGCGCCACACAAGCGTAGCAACAACTCAGATTTATACACAGCTAGCCCAAGGACGCACTAGATCATTGGTGAACCTTTTAGAATAAGGAGAATAGATGCCATACGGATCAGACATAACGGAACCGATACCCTATGTACTATCCAATCCTTCAGGTGCAACTACCTATGCAGGCACTGGTGAGGCATACGATGTGGCTATTGCAGGTCTACCGTTCTTTTTGATGAACAGTGACGATTCACCTTATCGTCGTGTCACAGCCCAGTATCGCAAGCAACAGATTGACCAGACACGTGAGGCTGGAGAGCAGACTCTGACTGGTTGGTGGCTACGGAGCCAATCATCCTTTCACCTTGGCGCTGGCATTAAGTTCTTTGAACCACAGCAAGAAGAGTCGCTACGCTTTCAGTACACAGAGTCTAAGGGTGTAGATGTATGGACTAGAGGACAGGCTACCCTGCTCAATGACACTGCTTCTTTCTACGCAGGGGCTGCACCTGCTCAGTTGATTGGTGTTAATGATGGCACTAATGACTGCATCTTTGTAACAGATGGTACTGCTCTTAAGAAGATACCAACTACTGGTACGCCAACAACTATTACTCAGGCTGGTACTGCATCAACTATCTTTAGCCTTACAACTGATGGCTCTAACTATTACTTTATCAATGGCACACACGTTCACAAAGGTTCAGTAGGTGCAACTCCTGCTGACTCTGAGATCTATGCAGCAGCATCTACAACGAGGGCAACCATTCGCTTTGTTAAGCAGCGCCTTATCCTGGCTAAAGAGAATGTTCTCTATGAATTAAACGCTAACGCTACAGGTGCTGCAGCTTTGCCTACGCCTTTCTACACACATCCAAACCCTGCCTGGGTATGGTCATCTATTGCAGAAGGTCCACAGGCTATCTATGTCTCAGGCTATGCACCTAACGGTTCATCATCTGCAGTCTTTAAGATTACTTTAGATGCCACAGTTCCTAATACTCTTGGTTTCCCAACACTTAATACTCCTACCGTGGTAGTGGATATGCCTAACGGTGAACGCATCAATGACTTTGATGTATACCTTGGTGTCTATGCAGTACTTGCAACAAGTGCAGGATTTCGTGTAGGTGTGTCAGACAACAATGGAGATATCCAGTATGGACCAGTGCTCTTTGATGATGCACCGTGTAATGCTATTGCTTTCAAGGACCGCTTTGCCTACCTTACAACAAAGATAGATGGTGCAGCAGGACTTGTACGAGTAGATTTATCTACAGTAGTCCTTGCTAATGCTTTGCTTTTCCCTTGGGCTTGGGACTTGGTTGCAACTGGAACTACCACCACAGCCAGCCAGATTGCTTTCTTTGGCAACTCAGACAGGATTGCATTTACCAACGGTAATAATACCTGGGCAGAATCTACAACTAACCTTGTACCAAGCGGGTACTTACGTACCGGTTATATCCGATACAACACACTAGAGGCTAAGATCTTTAAGTTGATGCAAGCTCGTGTGGATACCACAAACGGTGGCGTTACTATCCAATCAGTAGATGCTTCTAATAACTTCTACACTATCGGTGTCTTTGGTCAAGAGTCTGCTGTACCTCAGATCAATATTAACTATCCACAAACTGCACAAGAGTATCTTGGCTTTAAGTTCACACTGACACGCTCTAGTACTGATGCAACTAAGGGACCATTGTTTACTGGTTACCAGTTGCGTTCGCTACCTGCAACACCACGTCAGAGATTGATTCAATACCCAATGTCTTGCTTTGACCACGAGACAGACCACTTCGGAGTTGAGGTTGGCTTTGAAGGTGCAGCCTATGATCGTATGTCACAACTAGAGTTAATAGAAAACAATGGAGACACCATCCAGATTCAAGACTTTAGAACTGGTGAGTCATACCTTGGCATCATTGAGGAAATGGATTTTAGAAACAACACACCATCGGACAAAAGGTTTTCAGGATATGGCGGCCTTTTACTAGTAACCATTAGGACGGTCTAATGCAACCAGAAGACTACGCAACAATATCTGTTGCAGTATGCACAATAGTAGGTGGCTTTGCTGCATCTGTACGCTGGATGGTCAAGCACTATCTCAATGAACTCAAGCCTAATGGTGGTTCAAGTGTTAAAGATTCCGTCATACGACTGGAAGAAAAAGTAGAAATCCTTTATCAGATGATGTTACAGCGAGGGAAGAATGAATGAAGAATGTTGTAAAGAAAGCCACGCCTGCCGCTATTGCTGTCCTTCGACAAGCCACAGCGATATGTCCACTACGCAAGAAGGCCTCGGATGGATTACTTCCATCGGCAGCACATTTAAGCAAGAGTCCTAACTCAGATCACAATACTGGATTCGGAGTAGACCTAACCCACGATAAGTTGGGTGGCATTGATTGCTTTGATTTATTCCAAAAGTTAAAAGCAGACAAGCGCGTTAAGTATCTTATTTTTACTGGCAAGATCTGGTCAGCAGAACGTGCCTCAGAAGGTGACCGTGAATACACAGGTTCCAATAAGCACAACAAGCATCTTCACATCTCCATTAAGGAAGATTGTGGAGACGACACTTCCCCGTGGTTCCCTTGGTTGGGAACACCAAAAGTTGTCGCAAAGGTAAAGGCAGCAGTTAAGCCACTACCTAAGAAGAAAGAACCAACAAGTCCAAAGGAGTAACAATGGATAAGAATAAGTTAAAGGCAATGACAGCAACATATCTACGTGCTGGAATTGCATCAATAATCGCTTTGTACCTTGCAGGCGTAACAGATCCAAAGGCTTTAGCAACAGCAGGTATTGCTGCTATTGCAGGTCCAGTGCTTAAGGCGCTAGATCCAAAAGGCACTGAGTTTGGTCGTGGGTCTAAGTAACCCATCAGCGCGAGGCAAACAGGAGGTCGGTCCCTACGGGGACCGGCCTTCTTTTTTTATGCCATTTTGTCGGCAGGACAGGGTATTGTTACTAGGTTTCCGCAGTTAACACAGGTTGCATCAAGAAAGTACCAGACCAGCTCGTAGTCTTCAAAGGAGGCCATAACGCTAAAGACTTGTGAGCCACACGGACACACGTGAAGTGGTCCTAAACCCCGCAGATCGGTCCCAAAAGGCTCAGGAAGGGTATTCCTGCGCCATCTAAACGATGGCAGGGTTGGTAGACGGAACGACAGGGTTACTGTACGGTTACCACTGCGGCCCCTAGAGGGCCGCCTGTCCTGTTTAATTCGCCTCACGGCTCATATTGTAACGCCTAGTAGGTGTCGCTACGCGACGACACGCCGAGGACTGGTATGCTCTCTAGTATGACCACAATCGCGGCACTTGAAGGTATTGATTACGCAGTACTCGTAGCTGATTCTCAGATTACCGAGGACAACCTAGTAACGCTAGCCACCAGCACGCCGAAGATTCTTGAGGTCGGCAAGTATCTCATCGGTATCTCAGGTGATACTAGACCTGGTGATATCCTTGCCTACAACTGGAAGCCACCACTCTATCGTGGTGAAGACCCAGCACAATTTATGGGTAAGAAGATTATTCCAAGTATCAACCAAGCATTTACAGACAACAACTACGACTACAACAAGGTGGACAAAGATGGTGGCTTCGATTATCTCATTGCTTTTAACGGTAATATCTTTCGTATTGCTTGTGATCTCTCTTTTTTCCAAGCAAATCACGGAGCGTACGGCATTGGTAGTGGGGGTCAGCTTGCTCTTGGCTACCTGTATTCAATCTGCAAACCTGATATGGAGTTAGCCTACGCAAAGAGACACGCCCGTAAAGCAGTTGAGATTGCGTCGGTACTTGACGCTAACACTGGTAAGCCCATACAGTTAGTAGTCCAAGAAAGACTCTAGGAGGAGTTATGCAAAAGAAGATAGGAAAGTTTTGGGTTTATGGTGGACGCAATAGTGGTATTGGTTTAGGTTTTAATGTAGACAAACACCACATCACTCTTGATTTATTATTCTGGTATGCAGGGTTTGAGTTCTAATGCAAATGACAGATGAGTACGCTGCTAAATACTTTCATCGTATGGGTTGGCAGTCAGCACAGCTAAGTCATTCATTTAATCCAATGGCAATGCGTGAAGTAATTGCACAAGAACTTGAAGCAGCAAGAGAACGATATTTGGATCTTGCTAAAGATAAAGACTCAGAAGATTATCAATTCTATAATGGCTATTGCAATGCTTTGTTCCTTGCAATTATGATAGCAAGGGGTAAAAATGCACACTGACCCGAAAGAACTACTACTCACTGCACTACGTGCAGGGGACGCAAAGCGTTCACGATCTACGCAAGTACAGATTGGTCCATCAGAGGTAGGTGGCTGTCGCCGTAAGGTGTGGTACCGACTTAACGATCAACCTGAAACTAATGACAATGAGTTAAAACTCGCTGCGATTATGGGTACTGCTATCCACGCAGAGATTGAAAGAGCACTAGCAGATAATCCAGATGTGCTGATTGAAACCGAAGTTGAATACAACGGAATGAAAGCACACATTGACTGTTTCGTACCTAGTACTGGTGATGTGATTGACTGGAAGACAAGCAAGGTCCGGAACCTTGGTTACTTTCCAACCAATCAGCAACGGTGGCAGGTGCAGCTATACGGCTACCTCCTAGCTAAGAACGGCTATGCGGTCAACCGAGTGTCACTGGTAGCAATTGCCAGGGACGGGGACGAAAGAGATGTCAAGGTTCACACCGAAGACTACGAGGAGTCCATTGCACTAGAAGCACTCGGTTGGCTAGCGGCTGTTAAAGAAGCAAAGGAAGCACCAGCACCAGAGAAAGATGCAAGTTACTGTCAACATTACTGCAAGTACTTCGACGCATCAGGTGAGATGGGATGCGTTGGTCTAAAAAAAGAACGTACACCAGTCAGTGATGTACTGATTGAAGATGTAGATGTTGACAAGAACGCACTGTTGTACTTACAGTTAGCAGTACAGATCAAAGAGTTAGAAACACAACAAGATTCTTTGAAGGCATCCTTCGAAGGAGTACTGGGTACTACTAATTCAGGTATCGAAGTCAGTTGGACAACTGTTAAAGGTCGTGAGACAGTTGACAGTACAGAGGTAGAAAAACTATTAGGGTTTGTCCCTAAGAAGGTAGGAGCTGAGAGTCAGCGACTATCCGTAAAGCAAAGTGGAGGAAAGTAAATGGCTACAGAAGGAACAAAGTTCCAGATTAACTACAAGTTAAATGATGGAACACTCATCAACTTGTACGCAGCAACAGTTACAGAATTAGAATCAGGTCTTGCAGATCTTGCAATGAACGCAATGAATATCCGTGCAACAGGACTAGAACTATCAGGTGGTCAAGCACCAGCACCAACACCAACAGTTGCAGCAATAGCACAGCAGTTCAACACACCATCTCCAACATCAATAGCACCACCAACAGGTAGCGGTAACATCTGTCGTCACGGTGCAATGACACTACGTTCAGGTGTAGGGCAAAAGGGTCCGTGGTCAGGTTATATGTGTGCAGCACCCAAGGGTGCGCCAGATAAGTGCGACACCATCTGGGTTCGATAACCAATGCGGGAGCCAAGTAAATACGAAGCTCCTAGTTGTGAAAGTATTGGTGGAGACTTCTGGTTTCCAGACACTAAGATTGATGTTAATGCAGTCGAAGATACTAAGTACGCAGTAAGTATCTGTAACAGGTGTCCCCATCAAAGAGAATGTGCAGAGTGGGGAATCAAGAAAGAATACTTTGGTATCTGGGGTGGTCTTACTTTAAGAGAACGCCAGAAGATCAGAGATCAACGAGGCATTATATTGAATCAGGAGGACGACGTTGCTTAATCTTTCCCGCGCTTGGAGTGGTGTGCTTACCAAAGCCACACCACTACCTGATGTGTGGAATGGGTTAGCAGTAGAAGGTATTAAGTTTCGCAGAGGCCAGGTATGTATGGTAGCTGCTGCACCTAATGCTGGTAAGTCTATGTTCTCACTGATCTATGCAATCAAAGCCAAGGTTCCTACACTTTTCTTCTCCGCAGATACTGATACCACTACTGTAATGATGAGGTCTGTATCGCATTTGTCTGGTCACTCACAAGTGACAGTAGAGGCAAACCTTTCTAACGATAGTAAGTATTACAATGCACACTTAGACAAACTTTCACACATCAAGTGGGTCTTTGATTCATCTCCAAACATTGACGACTTGGAGTTAGAGATCAGGGCTTACGTTGAACTCTATGGACAGCCACCTGAGTTGATAGTCATTGATAACCTAATGAACATCACCGCTGAGACGGACAACGAATGGGCAGGACTAAGAGCAATTATGATGGAGCTTCACGATATGGCACGCAAGACTGAGGCCTGTGTGATGGTGCTCCACCACGTATCAGAACAGTCAGAGTATGGGTCACCTAGTAACCCGCCTCATCGCAGAGCAATTCACGGAAAGGTCAGTCAGTTACCTGCACTGATACTTACACTGGGCTATGACCCAGGACAAGGAATACTTAAGGTAGCACCGGTAAAGAATCGCTTTGGTAAACATACTGCAGACGGCAGTGTATTTGCACAGCTACTGGTAAACTACGCAGCAGTACAGATCTCAGATCAAAATGAGTTCGGTTGGATGTTAAGAAAAGATACCATTGCAGGATACCAAGGAGGGTATAATGTCTGAACAACAGTTATCAAATAAGTACCGAGACAATCTTAAGGTAGATGGGCTGCGTGCTGAACTTGATGCCATCAAGGTAGACCTAACCAACTTCGTTGGTGCGCTACTGCAATCTGGTGTTGTCGAGTTAGTTAAAGATGAAGAAGGCAACATCATCTATAAGATCAACAAGGTTGTATTGGTAGATGAGTCAGTACAACAAGACTAAAGGTTCTCAGTTCGAGACAGATGTAATGAAGTGGCTACGCAAAAGCGGAGTGCTTGCAGAACGTCTGACTAAAGCTGGGGCAAAGGATGAGGGCGACATCGTAACTGTTATCGCGGGAGAAACTTACATCCTTGAACTCAAGAACAGGGCAACCCTTTCCTTGCCTGAGTTCTGGAGAGAAGCACAAGTTGAGGCGCTTAACTATGCTAAGGCTAGAGGTCTTGGGGAAGTCCCTCTTTCTTATGTAATAGTTAAGCGTCGCAACGCATCAATAGATCAGGCTTGGGTAATCCAAGACCTGACGCAGTGGCTGAAGGAGAAGCAATGACTCAAGCCGAAAGAGAACGCGAAGAGTTCGATAGATTTAGAGACAACAGGGATATAGATTACTGGCAAGAAGGAATCTTTTATTCTTTATGGCAGATCAATCAATCGTTGGAAAAACTAATACGAGTAATGGATAAGAAGGAGAAGAAATAATGCCAGTACCAGGTGGAGAAATTACAACAACAGAACTATGGAGCAACCCAGATGGCGTCAGTAATCAAGTCACTGAAGAAACACAGGAAGACAACACAGCGGGGCAAGCCGATGCCACAGAGCAAGAGGTGGTCGAAGGTGGAAGTGAGACAGAAGAGTGATATGTCAGAACTGCCTGAGAGCAGGGTCGGAGAACAGAGCTAATCATTTCAAGCGCGCCACTGCGTGGCACGGCAAGTGTGATTTTAAGGGGTGTGTATGCCAGCACAAGACTGGTCCAGGGTACGTAAAGCGGGACGGTACAAAGGTGCCGTTGATGCAAACTCAATCCCCATAGCAGCAATTGTTTCGCACTTCGGAGGTGAAGTACGTGAAGGCAAGAGTGCTTCGGTTCGTTGCTGTTTACATAGTGACAGTAGACGTTCAGCAGTTATCAATACTTATGACAATTTATATTTCTGCCATACCTGCGGTAAGGGTGGCAACGCAGCTA